GTGTGCTCTTCCGATCTAGTAGGCATACCATTTCAAAAAACGTCGACAAGCTCGTTCCCCTTTTGAGGTACGAGCTTGTACTTAAAATTTATTATCTAATTCCTTTTAAGTCTACCTGTATTGTATCTCCATCCCAGTTACCATCATTTTTTGTCACTGCCAACCAGTGCGCACCAACACTTGTAACTTTTGAAGGTAAAGTTCCGACTCCAGGTTTTGTTGTTGTTACTGTCCATTCGAATAAGTTAGCGTTTTCTACTGGAATATATACACTTGCACTATTTGTATAGGTAGCCACAGATGCTGTTACAGTGTAACCACCTTGATATTTATAATCAAGTGCTACTATTTGTGTATTAGACTCAGGTGAAATTGAGATACCGTTACTATCACCGGGTATGTATCCATACTTTTCAGTATTTGTTAATCTAAAAAGAAGCATGCTATTAATATTTTTTGATGTATAACAGCCAGCAAAGTTAAGAATTAAAGGTGAGCCAGTAGCGCCAAAATTTAATCGGGCGGCGTCATCAACAGCAACGGCATGCTTCGAGCCATCTATTTTACATCCTATTACATGGAAGTATTGTTTACTAACATTAGCACTAGCTTCATTATGTACATAAATGCCATCTGAACCAGAAAATATACAATTTATAAAACGGTATACGCACCCTCTTGTACACCCACAGCCTAGTGCCGGTTGATTATTACTAATAAATTTACAATTTACAACAGTTACTGTAGTACCACAACTTGTATCGGTACTTCCATCGAGATGAAAGGCATAAGCACTTTCACTTGTTGAATGAAAATAAATACCCTCAATATAAGTATCACCATAAATATTTGCTGGTCCATTAGGATATGGAGCATCGCTAATAATCTCTGGCATACCAATTCCAATAAGGTCAATGCCTGGGTTTTTTGTGAGTACAATACTTTCATTGTATACACCACCGCATATTAAAATTGTAACTCTTTTTTGTCTACTGCAATATCCCTTTGCAAATGTAATAGCTTCATTAATTGTATGAAATCTTCCACCACTTTTGGCAACTGTAATAACACTAGGAGTATCGCCATCAAACACAACATTTTTTAAGTTGTTTAATGCACTTGTCGTTAAATCAATTTTATTATTAAATCCATTATTAGTATTGGTCTGATTTTTTTTAAATGTCTGTAAATCAGTGTTAGTATTATTTGCAAGTTCTTTAGTTTCAAGAGTTACTTTTCTATACTCTTCAACTTGTGCATTATAATTACCAGTATTAACCCAATAATCAGTATTACTAATGTCAATATTTACGGGCACAGGTACTTTACTTGTAAAACTGTTACCTAGGTGCGTAACTATACTTAATGGCTCATATTGTAAAGCCTTATCCCATTCACCCATAAGTTTAGGAACATACCTAGCGCCCACATACTGTCTATTAATCAAACCATAATTCATATTACTTTTACCTCTCTTTCTTAATAACTTAATACTAAATGACCATAGTCATAATCTCCAACGCCTATGTTATTTTCAATATCTAAGCCTGTGGTGTTAAAGGTTATACTTTCCCAGTGTTTAGGAATATTATAAATAATATATCCTGCATCACTAATTGATACAAAAATCATAGTAGCTAAATATTGAGCAATAACATTTTCAGCAAAGCTAGTGTCGAAATTATCAATCCAATTTTGAACAGCTTGTATTTCCTGTTTTAGCTTATTGATTTCATCATTTTGTAATTTGTCAGTTTCAATCAAATTGTTGATATAATCAACCATTTTACAAAGTATTTCATAATAGCTTAGGCTGTCATCATACACAAGTGGTAAAACATTGTAGCACCAAAATCTAAAAAAATCTCTGTCACAGTTGGTCATATTATGCACCTCCTAGTAAATTGTAAAGAATAAATCTTTAAGTTCATCAATAATCATCATATCAATATTTAAAAACGTTTCCCTAAACTTTAGTAACATTTCTGATTGGTTACCTTCATAACCTAAAACTTTATCAATATAGCTGTCGCTTCTATTTCCTGTTCCTGTTTCATTATCAGTTGTGCTACCTTTTAGCGTACTACTAGTAACATCTGTACCTACATTGTGCGTGGCGTTTGTTAAATAATCGTTACTATCAAGCCCGTCAATACCGCCCTGTGGTGTATCGCTGTAATAGCTCCAAGTATTGGTACTTCCATCCGTTCTTGAAGTGCTACTATTACTCCCATTTCTGTTAGTGGTTTTGGTTTCGATTCCACTGCCTTTATGTGTAACACTCCTGTCCACGCTAACTAACGGCTGGATTTTTAACAATTCGCTCTGATAAAGCTGATTATAATAAGGCATAATGTTTTTCATTTTATCATTTAAAAACAACTTCCATCTTCCTACAGTTTCACAGCATATCTCTCTTGTGTAGTAATGCCTTAAAATCTTCTTACAAAGTTCTGCTCGATATTGCTCGTCAAAAATAGGAAAGTCGCTAAAAATCTTGCTCCAAGACTTATTCAGTATATCTTCTATGTCATTAAACCCACTCGACTCTGTAAGCTTCGCACTTGTTTCACAAATAAATCTAACTTGTGTTGTATATTTACTCATCGTCATCCTCCTTCTTGTCATCATTCTGATTGAATACATCACGGAAATGACAGCTTATCCGAGTACTGAACATTCTGTTAATCTGCTCACAAGCCTGTTGCCTTGCAAATTCTCGAGAATATCTGTTAGCCATTACACCACCTTGAAGCCTTTGCACTTCGTCCTTAATCATTCGTTCTTTTTTCTGAATACTAATGTTTGTTACACCTAGATAAGTTAGTGCTTCATTCCATAGATTAACCTTTAACTCATATAGCTTATCTGCGACATATGGTGCACCAGTTGTAAACACACCAAATGAACTGCTGTCGCCATCCATGAAATCATTACTAGCAAAAATAACGGGTTGATTACCATCATACGCCATATATGCATTTTGTAGAGCTAATTGTTGTTGTTCACTGCCCTTAATCAAAATCGGTGTTCTTTGAGCTTTGCAGTTAATATCTATACTTGCGTCAAGTTCGGCTAGTCTCTTAGCGTATATTTCCATCTTATCTTTACAGCACCAATGCGTCATATTATCCCATATAATAACACTATCACTTCTCCCACATACACGTTGATAGCCATTAGAAGCATACGCTCGTCTATCTAGTGGTATATTGTAAACGTCAAGTTGACCGCCAAGTACAGTTTTCAAGCATAGATTTCCCATGACTTCATCGTTAAAATACAGCATAGCTTTATTATCATACAGTCCAACTTCAATAAATCGTGCATCTACAGTGCTAGGAAGCCCAGTCCATTCAAACGAGCTAATTGCTATTTCTGTAAATAAATCTAAGTATTGGTCAAAAGTGTAAAGCTGATAAAAAACGCTGTCACTAAATGAAGTGCGCTCTTTAGCTCGTTTTGCTTTTCTTGCTTTGCTCATTTTTTATCTCCCTCCTTTCTAAACTGAATTATCAAGCGAATAATTACCTACTTCACTAGGATGTTTCCAAAAAGTTATTCCGCTATTAAAATAACTTTCAATCTGTGCTATGTCATCACTGGGTGCACCCCCCACTATTGTACAATCAACGGTTTTTGTATAATTCCAATGCGGTCTACTTGAGACATTGGGTACTTTAGTTGTGTGACAGGCATACCCAAATACATCAAAATACTTATCAATAGCTTTAGCATACTCGGCAGTGATAGATTTTCGTTGAGCTTCAAAGCACACTTGTCCTTTACCAAAAAGTGCATTATTAGTGGCATAATTACCTTTTACATCATTAGCAGTAATACTAGCTGTGTAAGCACTTGCTAATATATTCTGCACACTACCCAGTGCTGAATTACTTGACTGTCCAGTAATCAACCCTGTAGCAGTTTGAACGGCTGATGGAATAGCGTTAATTGTAATCGGTACAGCGTTTTGAGCAACCCATGCGTTAAACGCGTCCACATTCCATGAACATAAAGGGAAGCTGTCAAGTGTGATTGTTTCTGTCATATCCATTCTGCCTGTGCCTGTGGTTTCTGTGGACTTGTATCGGTCAAGTCTTAGCACTTCTTGTACTGGCATCGTCATGTTACCAACTATGTTATAATAAGGTGTAAGATTTTCTGAAAATTCATAGCGTTGGATTAATGTTTGTCCACAGTTATTTCTTACTTCGTTAAAATTATAAGGGTAGGTGTAAAGCTTCATGTTTCGTGGCGTGTAACCGTTTATTGTATCAGTATTACTAATTGGTACACCAGTAACATTTATTGGGTTAGTATTTCCAGTAAATGTAATATTAACTCCTTCGTCTGTAACATTAACAGGAAGTATATCTGTAGGGCATGTGTAAAGAGCTAATATATTTTCGGGAGTAGTTAAGTACTGATTTAAAAAATTAGTGAGATTATTACCACCTGTTTCTGTGTTAGCAAAGGCTTTTATTTGATAGCCACTATAAACACCGTCGTATAGATACCCCCCTGTTGTGGCAAGTAGTACCATGGTACAAGTACTTAAAGAGCCTAGCCCGATTAACTGAGCGTCACCGTTGTAAACATATTCGCCACATTCGACATTTTCGGGTAAGATATGCTCACCGATGTTATCAGTTAGACTATGCTCTCGTTCGACAAAGCATTCTTTTAGTTCAATATCAAACCAGTAAGTTTGTAGAACATCAATTTGAAAGCTTATCTCAGCGGTAACATTGTTAATATACTCAATACTTGTCACAAATGCATAAAACCACCGAGTGCTGAAAGCTGAGTTTTGAAACATCATGTAATTACAGTCGTATAAGCTGTCTGCTGTAGCCTGTAAACGACATTTACCCTTATTAACTCTGTTGTAAGTTACTTTATTAAAATGCTTTTTGGCTTTACTAATAAAATAATTTTCTTGTGTTTTCTTATCTGAAAAATAAATTGAGTGTTTCTGCTGAGTGGAAAGTGGTACTCCACTCAGCATGTACACCTCACTATCAGGTACTATGTACATAATTCATCACCCTTTATTTAATTTGACTGTATCACCTACAGCATTAGCGCTAGTATTTAATATGACTGTATCACCTACAGCATTAGCGCTAGTGATGTCTGTCTTACCTGTGTAGGTTGTTCCATCTAAATCAGCTACAAGAGTTATATTTGACTCTGATTTTGTTGACGGAATTACAATAGCACCATATTTCTGTACGGCAATACCCTCTTTTGTAAGAGCTTCAGTCTGTAGAAAATTAACTGAATTAGGTGCAAGTGTAGCTGTCTCATCCAGCACATTAAGTGTAAAGATAGTACCAACCTTAGATTTATCTTTTCCTGTGATTTTAACAGTAATTGATTCAGGCTTGGCAATTGTAGCATCACTGTCAACAAAAACGATTGCATTAGCAAAAGGTGAGTATGAAATAGTTTTCCAAACGTGCAACCAATAATTCCAATACAAACCACTACCAACACGTGTTTCGTCAAATTCGAATAAGTTGTCATAAACTTGGAACCACTCTTCATCAAGCAAAACTCCCTTAACTTTTTTCATAAGTGCAAGCTCGTCTTTCGTTACTTCTTCGAGACCTGTAGACTCTTCTCTTATCGCTTCAAATCTTTCATTGTCAAACGAACTGAAATCGTCAATAAGGTGAAGTTTACCGATGAAATCTGCTTTATTCATATTAAAAGCACTGGCAAGAACTTCAACGTCAAATTTAGCATTGAAATCAGCATCCATAAAAATACACTGTTTATCAATAGGTGTGTTGTTCTGTACATGAGTCTCATTAAATCGCCCTGTCATGTCAATAGGGAGTAAATTTGATTTTCCTCTAAAAGCTACAGCCACATTATTCATGTTAGTAGTATCAATAGGCTGTGGATATACTTTACCATGAGAAATTGCTTTGATAAGCAGATACTTAAAAAGTAAGTATTCGTCATATTCAGCCGACTGATAAACTTGGTCAATAATTGATGTAATAAGGTTAGTAACACCGTCCGCAGATGTAAAAGCTCTTTTTAAAGCCTGTTTCTCAATAGTAATTGGGTACATTACCCTCCAATTAGTTATGTGAAAGACTGACTGAACATTAGGCAGAGTGCGTTTAAACTCTCTACTAGCACCCTTTTCAGGGTCATATTTTACAGCCCTGATAATACCAACAAAAATGTCCTCTACAGTCTCGCCAAATTCAAGATAGCCCTTCTTGAGGTGCTTATAAGGGTTGTTAAAAGTTGCACTCTGCATACGCACCAACGCAATTCTATTAATTAAAGCGTTGATAAATTCGTTGGAGTGTGTAGGATTTCCATAAAGGATTTCTCCAACCTTTGGAATGTCCTGCTCATTCTCTATTTTTGGAATATCTTTTTGATAAGCATATGATGCATTATTTCTGATAACATTAAGAATATCAATTGAGCGTGCATCAAGTTTCGTTTTAGCAATTATTCTAGCCATTAATCTTCCTCCTCTTCAAATAAATCCTCGAAAGAGTTGTACTCTTTCTCTTCCTCCTCGTGTTCTGTCGGTGTGTTTAGTTCATCTTCCTTTTTTTCAAGAAAACGTGAAATATATTTGTCTCTCCACATTTTGTCGTTTTCCTCGAATTTCTGTCTCCACTCGTCAGCATCGGACGAGTCGATTGAGTCGGATATGTCCTCAATAATCTCAATTGTTTCATTATCCGTTCTATCACCGACATATTTTTTTACTTTTTCGATTAATTCGTCTTTTGATAATTTAGCCATTATCATTCTCCTTCCTTAAAAACGTCTGCGCATCATCATATAAATAGGTATATGCTTTCTTGTTGAGGGTGTAGGTGGTGTAGGTGGTGTGCCACTTAAATATTCAAACCAATTCTTGCCGTTCTCTATTCTTTCATCGAGAGCTACAACACCTGCACGTTCTCTTTCAAAACAGTAAGCTTTGACTGCTTCCTCCACGTCCGTAAGGTGTGAAAATTGTAGTCCTGTGTATGGATACCTTTTAGTTGGTATCCACTGACCGCCATATCCTTCAAGTACTTCGGCATTAATAAGCTGGCATTGTAAATTACCGTCTTTCCAGCCCTTACCTTGAGCATTTGCGTAGTCAGTGAGGTTTGAGGATGGCGTCCACTGAATTAGACCCCATCCACTAGATACACTTACTGTTTCTTTTAGCCCAGGGTTTAAGGTACTTTCTCTCTGAATATTTCCAAGCATACCACATATACTTTCAAGTGTGTATTTTCCAGCAAAATAAGCGTTAAACTCTAAAGCGTTATTTTCCATCTGCGCCTTTGTCAGATACTTCCTAGTACCCTCAATAACTACCCATGCCATTAAATTACCTCAGTAAGAAGCGCTTTCCATGTATTGTTGCCACACTCACTATCTTGTACAAGATTGTGGTCTCTCTGAAAATTAATACATGCAGATACACAGCCTTTACCGTAGAGGGTATCAATTGAACCTGTATAATACCCTAACTTTGACATTAGTATCTCGAATACAGTAACATCGTTATTTTTACTACCTTTTTTCAATAAAGACATAGTTGTTAATTTCTCCTTTTTAAAATCAACAATTCTTTTAACAAGCACTAAGTCGTTTCGGTGAGAAATATTAGTAATTGAAACACCCTTACCCTTGTTTGTTTTTGTGTTTTTACTATTTCCTATCGATTCAATCATTTGTGTACTGTTAATAGCAATTGCTATGTGAGTAATTCTCTTGGTTGATTTACCGAAAAAAAGTAAATCAGCACTTTGAATATTTGTTACTGTTTTGCCTAACACTGAGTAGCCTTGTGCTGTAGTTCTTGGTACTTTCATGCCACACTTATTAAGTACAGAAAATACAAAACCACTACAGTCATATCCACCTTCAGACTCAGACTCTCCACCCCATACATAGGGCTTTCCGAGATACGTTCTCGCCGTTGTTACAATATCACTACTTGTCATTGACATTCACCTCACTGTCAAGCTTATCACAAAGTTTTTGAAGCACGACTGTATTATTGTTGAGTGCTTCTGCAAACTTGTCTGTCTCTTCCTTATGTGCGTCATTAATTTTGTTAATGTAATAACACATAATTAAACACATTCCTATGGGAAAACCAAGCGTGGAAATTAATGTTGCTAAGTCATTAACCATAATAGTGACCTCCTTTCATTTTTCTCATTATAACATATTACCCTCAAATTATCAACATTAATTTGACAAATTGTGGATAATTTGATATAATAAACTAAAGGAAGTGGATAAATGAAAGAAATAAAATACTATGATGGCACCAAGCTATTAAGCATGAAAGATATTAATGGGGATGTACCAGAAATTTATATATCAACATCAAATAGAAGTGCAGGAAAAACAACATATTTTAACAGGTATCTAATTAATCGCTTTTTAAAATATAACGAGAAATTTTGTCTACTGTACAGATTTCAAGACGAGTTGAAGGACTCTGCCGACAAATTCTTTAAGGATATACACAACCTTTTTTTCTCAGCTTATACAATGAAAGCTGTACAAATTGGTTATAGTAAAATGTACGAGTTATTTTTATGCAGTGCATACGATGAAGAGGATGAGGGAAAATCCTGTGGTTATGCTGTAGCACTCAACTGTGCGGATAAAGTGAAAAAGTATTCGCACTATCTGAGCGATGTATCAAGAATACTTTTTGATGAATTTCAGTCTGAAACTAATCATTACTGCACTAATGAAATCATCAAATTTATTAGTTTACACACGTCAATAGCAAGGGGAAACAACAATCAAGTTAGATATGTTCCTGTAATAATGATTTCTAACGCTGTATCACTGTTAAACCCATATTATACAGCATTAGATATTACTGACAGACTGACATCGGATGCCAAATTTCTACGCGGTAATGGGTTTGTTCTTGAACAGGGATATAATGAAAGTGCCTCTAAGTTACAAGAAAACTCGCTTTTTAATAGAGCGTTCAACAAGTCCAATTATGTAGCTTATGCGTCACAAAATGTTTATCTGAATGACAACCACGCTTTCATTGAAAAAATGAGGGGGCAAAGTAGATATTTATGCACACTTAAATATAAGGGTGAAGAGTACGCCGTTAAAATGTTTGAAGAAGAAAGCATAGTATATTGTGACAAGAAGGTTGACCCTGATTTTAAACAAAGAATTTCAGTCACTACAGATGACCACAATATTAATTTTGTTATGCTTAAAAATAATAGGTGGTTAATTGACTATATGAGGTACTTCTTTGATAGAGGGTGTTTTAGATTTTATTCACTTGACTGTAAAGAATGTATACTTAAAGCTCTAACATATTATTAATGGTATCTGCGTTAGTTATTTTTGTAACATTGGTGTGAAAGGCTCTTTGGAATATAAGACGCACCTTTGTAGTTGGGTGTATGCCTACCCATGCATTAAGAATTAACGTTATAGATATATTAAAGAGACAGAATAAATTCTGTCTCTTTTGTTATGTTTCACGTGAAACATTATCGCATTTTATAAGTTGTCTCCTGCAATACTATTCCTCCCCTTATTCTCACTGGGCGGAGTTTTCCATATACTTCCAACCCCTGTTTAAAATCAGCAAGCGTTCTCTTTGTTTTCAAAAATTCCCGCTGAATTGTGGGGTATTTCTCTAGTTCATCATCCGTCACCCCCTCCATTGATTTAAGAAATAAATTCTTACAACTATCAGGCATACCTGCACATTTTACATTATAGTATGGCTCATTAATTGGTTCTTCATCCTCATGCGTAATATGCTCAATATAAGTTTTCTGACGAACAAAAATAGCCTCATTCCAAAAGCTCTCGAGCTTCCAACAACAAAAATTAGAAGGGTGTATTTTTATTCCTTTAATATTTTTCTTTGTAGTGCAACAATGTATGCTATCCGTGTCAGCGTATACAAAATATTTGTAGTTTTGCTGTGCGGCTCGAATAGTAAAATTTCTAGCATAACTTGTTATAGCTGAACCTATTGGAATATACATAACTTTCTTTTCGTGTTCTTCAAATGTCGTAAAACCTAGTGAGCCATCGTCCTTCTCTCTTGCCACTTTAAAAGAGGATATATCCGAACTGCTAAGTTTTCCGTATAAGTTATTTAAAAAGAGTTTTGCTAGTGTTCGCCTTGCCCCTGTACTATTTTGTTTAATTTTCTTATACTTGTTAATATACTCGTCAAAAATTCCTGTTATAGTTCTAAAGTAACATCCATCCAATAGCTCAAAATCTACAAGGTTGTAATGCTCCTGTAATAATTCAAAATCAGTTTGAGTGAGTACCATTTCAACAGTAGCTTTTTTAATATTTCCGTCAAAATCTTTGTACCATGTACATTCATTTCCTGTATCTTTATCAACTATATCAGATGTTTCAAGCATTTCAGTAGCCTTATAGAAAAAGCTTCCTTTAATCTGTATAAATGGTAATTTATCTTCTTTCAAATAAAATCGTGTGCGGATGCGTACAAAATAATAATATTGGTCTGTAAGACATTTTGGTGGGATTTTACCTTTGAAAAAAACTGGTTGACCATATGGGTAATAATTTCCACTTTCTGAGTGCATCATAGACGGGTACAAGCTATTAACATCCGCCGTTATACCCTCAGTGTAAATTCTGTTTTCGCATCCCTTCTTTAAATAACACCAACCACCCCTGTATGAATGTCTTATATACTCGTCTGCATTTGAGTATTTATATTCAGATGGATTTAATTTAAACTGTGTTAAATCAGGAAAAAATGCTTGATAGTCTTGTTTGTCAACTGTAGCTTTAAATTCAGAGAGACAGCACGAGCCGATAGTGAGTTTTAAGTGTCCATCGGATTGCATTATTTCCAACGCTTCTTTAACTACTAACACATCATTAGCAATATAACGTTTTTCGTTATCTGTAATTGGACAGCCTGCGTATCTAACCCCTTTATACTCCATATTTAATTTACGGTGCTTTGTTTGAAAACTTTTACCAATTTGTTCAACTGAAAATGGTAAGAGCTTCAAACTATCTCTAATCTCAATCAATGCATATGGCGTCTTGATAAGTATACTGTACCACTGCCCCATGTCTGAAATTGAATATATAAAGGATTTTGGCGTTAAATCCTTTTCTTTTAAAAAGTGTACATCACTATCATTATTCGGGTTTACATAAAGTTTTTGTTCATATTTCAAATCTGCTAGTAAGAACGATAGCCAAAACGAACCATCAAACTTTAAGTTATGGTAATATATGCAAATATTCTGCTTTAAGTTATAAAGATAATTATAAGTCTCTCTAATAGAATGATGAATTTTAACATCCTCTGTGCCTAGCTCAACAACTGCTGAAGCCCACACCTCCGTGAATGTCTGTCCTTCATATACAGTGGTTTCAAAATCACCCACCATATATTTCATTTGCTTTTTCATATTTCTTCCCACGTTTCATCACTGGCTAATGCTTTATCAATTTCTGCCTGTTCTGCATCGCTTGGTAAATTGCCACTTATTAACGTATATAAATGCTGTACGGCTGTCCTTGATACAGCACTATTCGGATGATATTTAATTATAACTTCACAAGTTGATAAAAAATCCTCGCTTGCCTGTGATATGGAATACAGAACAATGTCTGCGCCATACTGTTCAATTTGTGAGTTTAAAAGATTGTTTAACAAGTCTGCTGACTGTGATTGTTGAACACCCACGTTTGCTATCATGGCCTGTACTTTATTCCATACTAATTTTGATGCATGAAACATCTGTTGCCATTCCTTGTTAGACTTAATTCGATTATAGTCCGCTTGGTCTTTTTTTCTTCTCCTAGTCTCCCATGCTTTCCTTGAAGCTTCTTCTCTTATTTCTCTTTTTCTCTGTTCAACTGTTATTGGTTGCCCTGTTACTGCACTGATGGCATAAGCCTTGTTATAAAGCTGTGCAGGTCTAATCTTTGACAGCCTTCTTATTGAGCCACTCGTAATAGTTTTTGGTCTTGGTGGTATAAGGTTGGGTTCAAACACATAACCTCTTTTTTCAGCGTTTCTAATAAATCGTTTAATTCGGTTTCGCTCCTTATTATATTCCTTTAAGAGCTGTGACTTCTTAGTTGTCTTACCCATACACTTTATCCCCTCCTATGTTTATAAGTAAAGGGGGGTAAAACCCCCCCTCTCTTATTAATAAATACTCTAAATAATTAAAGTACCATTAATTGGTAAAATTTTCTACCGCTATTGGATGTATTCTCGCATACCTCTATAAGGGCATGTCCATCATCTGATATAATATCCTCAAGCATATCTAACGTTTCATTAACAGTCTTAGAAATGCTTGTAAAAACTGCTCCGTCTTTATCAACAAGCACTGATACTGTTACAGGATTTCCGTCCTTGTCAGTATCAGCATAATCGCCGACATTGACAACATCAATCTGTAATCCCTTCTCAATTTTCTGTGATGATGCCTTTGCATTAAATAATTCTTTCTTTGATAACATGATATTAACCTCCTATTTTTACTGTGCTTTGTCTACTTTGTCTACTTTGTCTGTTTTTACTTCCTCTGCTTCTTCAATGTACTTGCTTAATGGCATACTGTATGTTTTTGTATCTGCCGTCTTGTCTGTGATTGCTGAGATTTTAAAAGTATCTGTCTCATACATGTTACGGATGTAATTAAACAGTTTTGATTCATCCTTTGGGGCTTCACTCGCATAGATTGGATAAGTCTTAGTCATAGGCTCGCACGAAACTGTATCCATGCCTAATACTGTGATGTTTAGTACGTTGATTGTTCTTGTTACACTTGGTTTTCTTATTTTAATCTCCTCCTTCTTTTTTGTAATGAGTTTGCTTTGTAACTTGTTGTAACTTGTTGTAACATGCACCATTGGTGCAAGAACTAGTAGTTGGGATTGCACCACCCCTCAGCTTGGTTACTGCTAGTTAGATTAATTAAGATTTATTAAGAAATATGCTCTATTAATACGCTTATCATATCCTATAGTCACATCGTGTACTAATTCATGCATTAACTCGCCTGGTATAGTCTCCGATGAACCTTCATATACAATACTCTGTGTGGCATTATCATAAACCATAATTGTTTCGTGATTTAGAACTAAATATAAATTATAAAGTACCATATTATCCTCCTATATTCTCTTGTGCTTTGTTGAGTTGTGACTTCCTTACAAGTATTATATTACACTATATGACACGAAATGACAAGTACTTTTTTCAAAAAAACTATTAAATTTCTATGTAAAGAATACCTTCTTTCATTTATTAACCCTCCATTGTAATAAAAAATTCGTTTCTTATAATATCTATTTCCTTAACGGTTCTTTCAAGTAAATCAGATGTAATAAAGACAGCTTTATCCATAAATAGCCAATCCCTACTCTCAGATATGATATTCAAAAAGGCATTATCATCAATAACGCTAATTAAATCTTTAAGTTTCATTTAACTTATCCCTCCATTCTTTTACTTCATCTATTATAATTTCTGCTAATGCTGTAACTGTGAGGTTAGACTCAAGTAATCCAAAAGGTGCTTTAAATATGTGGTTATAGCCGTCAGCGCATATATAAAAGATTGTTGATGATATTGTGGGTTCAATAAACGTGTAAACTGTACAATCAATAAACTCTGGCGATGATTGTATTAGTGTTTTTACTACTTCTAAATATTGTGCGTGCAAGTATTTTTTCACCCCCTTTCTATTTAATAAAAATATAAGTGCAACTATTTGAATCCCCACACGGAAACGAACACACTTTATCTATATCACAATTATAATATTTTTTAGGTATTGAATATGCATAGCCACACCATTCCACATCTGCATTAGCCTTACAAATTCTCACCTTTTCAACATTATATAATATAGGTAATAATTTCTTAACCTTCATTTACTTACTCCTTTCCTTTATCTTAAAACAATGCCACCATTAACAAGTATGCTTATCACTTACAATTGACTATTCATCAGTGAACATTGTGTTTGCATCAGATGCCTTTACAACTGTTTGACTGACTTCCTCATTTCCTTGTTTCTATATACATTATATCACCTTAAAAATAAAATTGGTGTATAATCTTTTAATATAATGTGAACATTTTGTGAACATTATAATCCTGTTCTTACTAACTGTACTAAATAAAGTACAAGCTCGTACCTCAAAAGGGGAACGAGCTTGTCGACGTTTTTTGAAATGGTATGCCTACT